ACTGTCAAACATGAGGGCGAAGTAAACGTGACGTTTATTGATGATATCAGTGGTGGGAAGGATGGCTCGTAAACTATCAGAGTTCCTGCCTACAGCATTTCATCCGGTCTGGAAAGCCGCTCTTGCTGAAGAAATATTAAACGTTGTCTGTAAGGGAGGACGTGGCTCTGGTAAGTCAACGGATATTGGCCATATCATTGTACAACTGCTCATGCGATGTGCTGTTAATGCGGTCGGTATTCGGAAGGTCGATAATACCCTTGAGCTTTCCATATTTGAGCAGATGAAGTGGGCGATCGAGGAACAGGGCGTTTCGCATTTGTTCAAAGTCAATAAGTCGCCTATGAGGATTACTTATATACCGCGTGGAAACTATATGGTTTTCCGTGGCGCACAGGATCCAGAGCGGATTAAAGGATTGAAGTCGGCGAACTTCCCTTTTGCTCTTGCATGGGTGGAAGAATTAGCGGAATTCAAAGATGAAGAAGAAGTGACGACCATCACCAACTCCTTATTACGTGGAGAGTTGCCGGATGGTCTTTTCTATAAGTTCTTTTTTAGTTATAACCCGCCGAAGCGCAAACAGTCCTGGGTGAATAAGAAATATGAATCATCATTCCAACCCGCTAATACTTTTGTACATCATTCGACGTACCTGGATAATCCGTTCATCTCCAAACAGTTTATTGCTGAAGCAGAAGCGACGAAAGCGCGGAATAAGCGGCGACATGAATGGGAGTATGAAGGGAAAGCGGTTGGTTCTGGTGTAGTGCCATTTGATAACCTACAGATTGCAGCAGGAAACATTACGGATGAGATGGTCCGAAGCTTTGACAACATCCGTCAAGCGGTCGATTTTGGTTACGGTCCGGATCCGCTCGCTTTCGTGCGCTGGTACTATGACAAAAAGAGAAAAGGCATCTATGCACTGGATGAATACTACGGCCAGAAAATCAGTAACCGAGAATTCGCGAAATGGGTTAAAGCAAGGGGCTATGAGCGGCATGATATTGTTGCTGATAGTTCAGAGCCTAAATCAATTGACGAATTGCGGATGGAGCACGGCATCAAGAGAATGAAGGGCGCCAAGAAAGGCCCGGATTCGGTGGAGTATGGAGAAGAGTGGTTGAATGATCTTAATTTCATTTGTATTGACCCGCTCCGCACACCGCATACCGCCAGTGAATTCGAGAACATCGATTACCAAACAGATCGTGATGGTAATCCGAAAGCGCGGCTTGAAGATAAAAACAACCACTCGATTGATGCCACACGATATGCATTTGAAGCAGATATGCCGAAAGAACATGAAGATCAGAAATTCAAATTACCGCCAATGATTGGCAGCATTAAGAGGGGGTGAGTGATTGGGACTCATGGATTGGTTAAAGCCGAAGAGAGAAATTGAAGGAATTCGTAAGAATGTAAGAGCGGCTGTTGTCGGTGTTCCAAAGACAAAGCAAACTGCGTATAAATGGGAACAGCAATGGGGACTTTACGAAAAGGTATTGGGTCGGAAATCGTATAGCTCGAAAGAAGTCATCGATAGCTTGAGAGTGATTCGGGATTTAAACCCGGATGCCAGCATGGCCATTTGGAACCTGCAGCGATTGGTGAACAGCGGGTTTGAAGTAGAGGCGATTCGTCCAGATGGAACAGTTGATGATGCTATGACAGAAAAGCTAGAAGAGTTAGCAAAACGTGTTGGTCCTTTATACGGTGGTGGCATGGATCAGTTAGTCGGCGTTTGGACACTCGGAGGGTATACCAGCGGTGGCTTTGCTGCTGAAGTGGAATTGAATGAGCGACTGAATGATGTGGTAGACATTCACGTAGTAGAGGCGACATCTATCGATTTCATGAGAAACAAAGAAAACAACGTGGTTATGGTACAAAAACAGTCTGACGGATCACTCAAAGTGATGAATCCGGAGACTGTTTTTTATTATCCATTAGATCCAGACGTTGGAGATCCATATGGTCGTTCGCCGCTCTTGCCGATTCTACAGATTGTATTCTTTCAAGTTCAAGTACTTAAAGATTTGCAACGTGTGATTCATCACCAAGGCTATGAGCGGTTTGATATTTCGATTGTGGAAGAAGCCATCATGAATGCATTACCTGATGAAATCAAACACAATCCAAAGAAGATCCATGAATTTGTTCAGGACTTTGTGAGTGGCATCGAGAAGTCGTTTTCTGAAATGGAGCCGGATACAGACTTCATTCATACGGATTCCGTTAAAGTGCAGACCGCAGGCGGAGCGGGTGGGAAATCTATGGACGCGACTCGCGTCATTGAAGTGATCAATCAGCAAATCGTATCCGCTTTAAAGATGTTGCCGATTCTATTAGGGCGCAATGAAGGCACAACTGAAACACATGGGACCGTCCAATGGCAGATATTCGTAGCCGGTGTGAAAAGCATCCAACGAACAATCAAGCGCCTAATGGAGCGGTCTTTTAACGTTTACTTGCAAATCAATGGCTTCCAAGGACGCTCAAAGGTGACGTTCAACGATTTACCGGTCAGAAATGAAATGCAAGAGGCACAAGCTGAGCAACTGCGTACGAATACAAAAATTATGCAGCGTGATGCTGGGTGGATAGACAACAATGAAGCAGCAAACGAGATTGTTGGGCATGACGCAGTTGGTCCCGCTCACGTTGCCGGAAATCCGATACTCAATTCATTTAGACCGCCAACAAGTGCTGCTCGAATGATGGGAAAGACCCGAGCCGATGAAGAGGATGTAGAAGATGCGGCTGCTTTCATCGGCGAAACAGAAGAACCTTGGGTTGAGCCAGTCGCAGAACTAACGGATAAAGCAGAAGAAGCCTTTGGACGTTTCCTCAACTATCAACGCGAGGAATACATTGCACGAATGAGAGAAGCAGGAACGCCATTGAGTACTGACCAAGAAGCAATTGAACAATTTCAAGACTGGGTAGAGAGCAATATTCTGTTTGATAGTTCGGAGCAATTGGCGTTGTGGAATGAACTAACTTTCGAATGGGCGGCAACGGCTGCTGTTACGGCAGGGGAAATTAATGCGTTGACATTTGGTGTAGGCATTACTTTCAATTCTCAAGATGAAGTGCTTTTACGCTCACTCAGTAACCGTTCTTTGCGTTCTGCTGAACTTATTCAAGATGCGACTGATCAACAAGTCATCATGTCCCTTTGGGATGTAGTAGTGGATGGCAAGTACAGCATCGAGAAGGCGACAAAAGTATTACAAGAAGATAATAACTTTAGTAAGGCAAGAGCGCGTGTTATTGCTCGTACTGAAATGCTTGGAGCTGCTAGAACCGGTCAGAATGATTCAGACCGTCAGAGCGGCTTAGTTATCGGCAAGATATGGCGTTCTGCTATACAAGACCGCACGAGACCAGGACATAAGAAAGCAGATGGCCAGGTGGTTGCTTTTGACAAACCGTTCAAGGTTCAAAATGGCAAAGGTGAAACAGAAGAGCTGATGTATCCAGGAGATTCTTCTCTCGGTGCATCAGCTTCTAACGTTATTCAGTGCCGCTGCTGGTATAAGCGGATTCTTGAAGGGGAGGAAATGTAAAAAAACCGCTGTGAAAAAGCGGTTTCCTTTAGATTATAACCCTTTGCTTGTTAACCATGTCCAGAGAGATTTGTTCGCATAACCACTATAACCAGAAGTTACTCTAGTTATAAATACATTATCATTAGTATCCATCGCAGAGCGGACTATAGCTTTAATTTCATCTGCCCTTTTTGGAGTGTCTACGAACCAGACTGACTCTAAAGGGTGATTAGTATCTCCTAAAGATTTTATTTTCTCGTAGAGCTTTGAATAATCTTGACCGGGAGATTTTAAATCATACGTAATTAAATAAACCGTCATAAAATATCACCTCGCTTCCAATTAATATATATTCCACAAATAACAGAAAATACCTTTGAGAGGAGGTGAATAAATTTGGGGGAAAGTACAGTATTGCATTTGCCGGCGCGTATCATTCTATCGCCAGAGGGCGCACCAAATGCCGACGCGGATCTTGAAAAGATTAATCGACATACTTTGGAGCCTGTGGCAGCATCAGAAATTTTCACATTTAGCGGACATTGTTCAAACGATCGTTTAGATTCGCATTTTACGCGCATGGATCCAATGACGACGCTTCGAAACTACGCAGAGGACCTTCAAAATGGTGTGAGCCTGCAGGAAGGACACAATGTTTACGTTAATCCCTATGGCCGCTCCTATGATGGGGAATTAACCACTCTCGGTGACGAGAACGGGGTGTCAAATGCCGTTCGTGGTAGTTGGTACATTATGCGAAATATTATGGTGAACGGCAACAAAACGGATGACAGCATTCGGCAAATCAAGGCAGGAATAATTAGAGACATGAGCGTTGGTTTTTCCGAGGGCTCTTATCGTTGCGGTAGTTGTGGCAAAGATCTCTTTAATTCGGATTGTCCGCATATTCCTGGACTCGAAGACGAAAACGGACGCATGTCCTTTGCGTGGATTGTAGATGCTCGATTACGAGAAGTCTCAACCGTATATAAAGGGTCAACGCCAAATGCTTATATCGATAAAGCACGTGAGTATATGCAACAAGGACAAATGGAATTAGACAATGTGCATAAATTGGAGCAGCAATTCAACGTTCGTTTGGACGATGGAAGCCGCTCCTTTTATATTGCCAATAAAAAGAAGGGGGCAGGATCTAATATGGATTTACTAGAACAAATGAGAACAGCGATTACTGAAAACAAAATCGAAAAGCGTGCAATTTACGAATTGCTAGGGACGGAGGGCGAGAAATTCCGACAGCCCGATGACATTGCTATCCGTAACGAGCTTGGAGATGCAGCTAGTGTGGATGGCGTGAAGAAAATGAAAGAAGAAGCGGAGCAAGGACGTCAATATGTCACCGATCTAGTGGATAAAGCAATTGAAGCTCGTGTTCGTGCACAAGGCGAAGGCTTTAAAGCAGATTCATACAAAAACATGTTGTCCCGTTCGGCTGATATTGAATACATCAAGTCAGAGATTGAATCTTATGATGCGATGACTCAGGAACGTTTCACAAGTGGACGTCAAACTGAAGCAGAAAAATTGAAAGCCCGTCAGCAAGGCGGCAGCGGCGGTGATGAAGTCATCGTATCCGAAACTTATAAAGGAGTTGGGAAGTAATGTTAAACAAACGTGGTGGAATTGTACCGGACGCTTACGGATTATCACTTACAGTATTCGCACAAGAAGCAACTACAGCTGAGCCTGTAAAAGCAGGAACGCCGTTGAAACTCGCAACAACAGGTGCCTATCATGCAGTTAAAGCAGCAGATGGAGATGCTGTTCAATTGGTTGCAAAGCATACAGTCACGGATATTGATGCGCCTTTAGGTGTTCATGCTTATGGCTTTTCAAGAAACGCCGAATTCCCTTTCACAGGAGCTTTAGTAGTCGGTGATGCAGTAGTAACGAATGGAACGGGCGGCGTAAAAGTAGCTGCAGCACCAAATGGTTCATTCGTAACGTTAGTAAATACAGCGAAAGGCACAGTCGAAGTACTGTTGCCATAATGGAGGGGAAATAATGGAGTTCAAACACAAGATTCAAAACAGTCGTGGGGAAGTCATTCAATTAGCAAACGGTTCGGAATTAAAGTCAGCAATTAAAGTTGCTGCAGGAGCAGATGGACGTATTGCAGGTCAAGCAACTGATCTGATGAGCAAGAACAGCTCTGCAACGTTCCGTGCTTACTTAGCACAGCAGGGTATTTCTGTGAAAGATGCAGTTCGTTCGTTGGGCTTTAACGATGTAGGGCCTATGCAGGTCCGTGCTCTATACGAAAACGATAATACGAAGCCACTCTTTAATGCAGTATTAGAAGATGGTTTCCGTGAAGGTTATTTAGCTGCTGGAAGAGCGGATCAGCTGATTGCTCAAACAATTTCAATGGATCAGATGTCTTATCAATACTATGATCTTGAAAATAAGGATAACGACGATTTAGACCTTAGCTTTATCGGGCAAGGCGCACCGATTCCTGTTGTTTCAATCAAGTTGGACACGGATCACACCATCTTTGTTTACAAACGCGGTGGCGGTATTGAAATCACAGATGAAGCGAAATCCATGCGCTTTGATATGTTGGCTCTTCACTTGCGGAAACGTGGTCTTCAATTGGGCCGTACGAATGAAAAACTAGCGATTCATCGCTTGTTGAATGGCTACTTCAAAGACGGCACAGATGCTGCTCCAACACTAGGTGTGAAAACGGCGAATGATTGGAAGATGTCTGATATCTGGTACGCCACTCAACATGCGAATCAGACATATGGATTTACCTTCAACCGCGCAGTCATGAATCTGAAGACTGCTGAGAAGTGGGCAACCATGAAAGAGGATAACGGCCAACTCATCTTCTTGAACGAATTAAAAAATGGAGATATGCCAAACGTTCTTCGCATGGCACCATTTATTTCCGAGGAGATTCCGGATAACCGCATCATGCTTGTCGACACGAACTTTGCATTGGCTGAATACCAATATAAGCCATTCTCTGTTGAGAACGAACGGAACGTGAAGACTCAAGTAGAAGGTTCTTATGCAACGGTTACTTCGGATTACATTCCATTTGACAAAAATGCTCGCTTGATTTTGAAACTAGACACAGCACGCTGAGGAGGGAAGCCTAATGGCTAAAATTGATACGGCTAAAGAGATTGCTTCAGAGTTCTCTGATAAAGGGTACGAGGCTGAGAAACTCGCGGCTGAAAATACTCAAACCGAATTGGATGAATTGCAGGCAGAACTGAGAGCAGCTGAAACCGTTCCAGCTGCACTGCTTGAAGAAACCAAAGAACCGGAAACGAAAGCAAACAAGATGTATCGCCTTAAAGATCCAAAGACTTCCTATCAAGAAGTTGGTTTCACATTAGCTGATGATCAAGAGAAAGAGCTGCCAGAGAATCCGTCGTCATTCCTGACAGGCCGCATCAAGTCCGGATTTATTGTAGAGGTGAAGTGATATGGCATTTGCAACTGTTGCTGAAGTAAAGGAACGGGTTGCTTTTGACGAGATCAACCAGATGCCTGATGCGAAGATAGAAGGATTAATTGAAAGGGCGGAGCGCTGGATTAGTCGATTTACGGGTCGTAGTTTTGCAGAAGAAACCGAACCAGATAAATTAGCAGACTTGCGAACAGCTACTATCTTGCTCGTTGAATATTTATGGTTCCAAGACCAACCAGATATGAAAGAAGAAGCCTTTGATAATGTTCAGTCCGAGAAAATCGGTTCTTATTCTTATGCGAAGAACGTAAAGTCTGGCGAATCAACAGGTGTAGCGGAATTAGATCAAATCCTTTTTTCGCTACGTCCCTCAGCTTCGTTGAAACCACTCTTCTTTACAACATTTGGTTCAGGTGGTGGGACTCGATGAGCCTTCGTCGTTTATTGATTCACTTATGTTCGACCGTTACACCTGGCCAAAAGATAGGCGAAACCGAATACGGCAAGCCTATATATGGCGACGTGAAAAAAGAAAACGTTCCATGCCGCTCCGACTTAATACGGCAGTTTAAAACGTCAGATATGTATGGTACCGATGTCATGACGACCAACATGCTGTTTCTGAAACCGAACGAAACATTTTCAGAGCAGACGAGGTTCTTAAATATACGGGACAAGCAAGGAAACATTCTTCTGGAAGGTACCTACTCAGTGGAGGATAGCAAACCGGCATATGGCCGGAAGCTGATCCATCATCATGAAGTCTCGTTGAAAAAGGAGACTGATTCAACTGGCTAACGGCAGTATGAACTTCAATTTCCAACTTGATCAAAGCGTTCTAAGAAGTTTAGACGATACGCAAATGAAAAAGGCGCGCGAAAAAGCGATTGAAGCAGCGGGTATGGTATGGGCGGACGAAACAAAGGAAATCGTTCGTGAAGACAACCATATTGATACGGGATTGTTCGTTAACTCAATTGGCTATATTACTATAGGTGGAACTGTACAAGCAACAGAGAATGATGTTGTGAATGAAATGACATCAGACCGAGACACAACGACGTTGAAAATAGGTTCCGCTGTAGTTTATGCCGCTCCATTAGAGAAAAGATATAACTTGATGGCTCGAGGATTGGACCGTGCCCAAGCGAGTATGAAACAAGTGGCTCACTACCAACTCAAACAAGGATTAGGACTACGAGGGGGAAATTAGATGATTGATTATAAAGATCCTATTCCTTCGGTTTATCGATTCTTCAAAAACTCAATTGAGGCGCATGTTGATGCAAACACTTTTCAATCCAATACTACTGATGGCCTACTTGTCCGCTCTGCGGGGGGAGTAGGCTTTTCTCGTATTCAAATGATTTACCGCTCAAAAGATGAAGGAGAAGCAATGGCAGGGCTCATATCATGCATGAACTTATTGGAGCGGAATGCATCGAGCATTTCAGGACTGCGAGGTAGTTGGTGTGAACGTGAAGGGAATCCGATTCCATCAAAAGATGAAGAGACAAACGCATTTGAAGCATGGGTGTACATGAGATTAGAACATATAGAAGCATAGGAGGAATTTACAATGGCAGAAAGCAAATTGGATAAAAAGGTACCTGCGCAACGTAAAATCGTTTGCAAGGGACCAAAAGATAAAGATAGTGGGGCAGAGGCTCTACGCATTCAAACAGGAAAAAAGAAAGACGAAACGATGGATATTTATAAAGGGCAGACGCTCGTCGTAGGCCGTGATGTACCGGAAGAAACTGCAGAGAACTTGCTGCAAATGTATTCTTGGAAATTTGAGGAGGTTAAATAATTATGGCTGATATTTTTAATGTAAATTCAGAGAACTTTGTAGGTGGTCCAGGAAGATTGGTAGTTGCTCCTTTATCTGTGGAAGCACCAGTGCGCATCAGCGATGTAATGGATACAGCTGCTCCTTACAACTTAAAGACAGAATGGAGTGATCTTGGTGCTACAACTGAAGGGATTTCGATTTCTCGTGGTTTTGAAACAGAAGATTTCGAAGTGGATCAGAAGATGGGAGCGGCAGATACAGAAGTAACGAGCTATAGCCATTCTCTTTCTACCAGCCTTGCAGAAAACACATTGAAGAATCGCCAATTAGCTTTGGTTGGTGGTGAAATCATTGAAACGCCAGCAGAAACAGGAACATCTCAATTGCTTGCAGGCGCTCTTGCAATTGGTGCGCGAAACGTTACGCTGACGACTGCAGATCCGGAATTCAAAGTGGGCGGCTGGATACAATTCACGGGCGGCGAAATGAAGAAAATTGCATCTGTAAATGATGCGAGCATTACTTTAGAAACAGGAGTCCAGAAAACCTATGCAACCACTGACAACGTTTCTCCGGTAACGGCTCTGCCAACAAAACGCATCGGATACGGAACCAAGCGTGATATTCCATACCACCGCTATGCGCTGATTACTCAGAAAAAAGACGGCACGCTCGGCATGACCGTTTTCCGTAAAGCGCAAGTAACAGGTGATGACAAAGAACAAACCTTCAATAAATCGAAGCGGGTGTTGCCACTGTCACTTACTGCATTCGAAGAAGACGGTGTTTCAGAATCTGAAAACGTCTACTACGAAATAGAAGAATCTATCTAATTATTAGAAACGGGAGGCTATACAGCTATGGCTACGAATAAATTAAAATCATTGGATATTAACGAAACGATCGGCAGCATTACTTTAACAGGTGGGGAGACGTCAATTGACGTCCCTCGTTTATCGATGAGCAAGATTATTCAAATTGTAAAATTCATCGGTACGGATGGCATTCGTATTTATAAACAAATGAGAGAGTTGCTTCAAAATGATGAGCTATCTACCTTTGACCGTCTTATCGCTGTCGTAGAAGAATTGAAGGAAGATCAACTGATTCGCGTTGTGGCCATCATCTTAGGCGTTGAGGATAAAGAAGCGTTGAAGTTGGATCTAAATGAAATTTTAGACGTTCTTATTATCCTTTCAGAAAACACCAATCT